TCGCCATCTTGCTCTCCTCCGTGTTCCTTGGTGTGTAAAAGCAAACCTACACCACGACAAAATAGTAAGCAAGACCCCTCTTGACGCCCGGCTTAGAATTGCCCCATGAAGCCCCGTGCAGCCCTGTATTTACGCCAAAGCACCTACAAGGAGGAGTCAATCTCCCTGGAGCTGCAGGAGCAAGCCTGCCGGACCTACGCCGTCTCCCAGGGCTACGACGTGGTGGCGGTGGAGGCGGACCCTGGCATCTCCGGGCGCACCTGGAACCGTCCCGGCGTCCAGCGCGTCATGGACCTTGTGGAGGGCAAGCAGGCCGATGTCATCCTGCTCTGGAAGTGGAGCCGCCTCAGCCGCTCCCGGCTCGACTGGGCCGTGGCCGCTGACCGCGTGGAGACAGCCGGGGGGCGGATCGAGAGCGCTACCGAGGCCATCGACGTGTCCACCGCCACCGGACGGCTTGCGCGCGGGATGCTCACCGAGTTCGCAGCCTTCGAGTCCGAGCGCATCGGTGACACCTGGAGGGAGACCCACGCGAGGCGTATCCGCAACGGCCTGCCGCACCATGGGCTCCCCCGGTTCGGCTACACCTACACCAAGCAGGGCGGATATACCCCTGACGAGGCCAGCGGCCCGGTGCTGCGCGAGTTCTACCTGCGGTTCACTGCCGGGGCCACCTTCAAAGAACTGGCAGCCTACGCGGTCTCCGAAGGCTTCGAGCCGGAAGCCGGATGGGGCCTGGGCACACTGAGGAGGATTCTGGACAGGGGCTTCGGTGCCGGATACGTCTGGAGCAAGGGCGAGCACGTCAAGGGAGCCCACGAGGCGGTCATCTCCGAGGTCGAATGGCTCCAGTACCGCGCCCGCCGCGACTCCCGGAGCACGCGGACCCGCGCCGAGGCCTCCGACTACGCCTACTCCGGGCTCCTGCGGTGCCACTGCGGCGGCAGCATGGGCGGCTCTACGGTCCAGAAGGCCAACGGGGTGCGCTACATGCGCTACGTCTGCACCAAGGCGCAGCAGAAGGGCAGCCACACGGCCACCACGGTGTCCTCGCCCTACGTCGAGAAGGCTGTTTTAGCATGGCTGAGCCAAATCGCGGCGGAAATCGACTCCAAGGCCGCCGCCGTCGAGCCTCCCAAGGCCTCCGGCACGGAGCGCAAGGCGGGGCAGTTGCGCGCCGATTTGTCCAAGAACCAGACCCGGATCGACACCCTGACTGTCAAATACCTGGACGGCGAGGTCTCCACGGAGGTCTACGAGCGCCTGAAAGCGAAGCTGGCCGAGGAAAAGTCGGCGGCGGAAGCGCGTTTGCGGCTCCTGGAGGCCAATTCGACCGTGAAGCCAGCCCAGATCGTGCCCCAGCTGCTGGCATCGTGGCCGACGATGCCTGCGAGGGTCAAGCGGGAGATTCTGAGCCGCTTGGTCTCGAAAATCCAGCTCCACGACTGGGAAAACGGGCCATCCGGCGGCAAGCGGGCCATCACGGTCCATGCGGTCTGGGAGTAGTCAGTTTGAGTGCGTTTGTGGACGTAGCTGCCTTCAAACTGACTACTTTTTGAGGGCAAAAGAAAACCAGCCCCTTGGCTAGGCCAGAGGGGGCTGGTGTTATCTTTCAAGGCTACGCTACTCGGGCTCCAGGTAATGCTCGGGCATCCGGGACAGGAACTCGCCGGAGCGTTTTCGCATGAACTGGCGGAACAGGCTGTCGGGGAGGACGTAGTAGTCGCGCTGGGTGGACTGCTCGATCACCATGATGGTCCCGCACTCGCCGTGCTCCATCCGGTGCCACACCTTGATGGCCCGGACGCGCTCACCGAGGGCAAATCGGCGCTCATCGTCGCGCCAGAGGCGTTTTCCCTCCGCGTAGACCGCCGATCTGTCCGTTCGGTGCCCGTTTGCGTCCCGAGGGAGCCCACCCGCGTCGATTTCGCAGGTGTTTTGGCCCCGCCTAAGCCGCTTCATTCCCTGATTTTACAGGGTCTGAGGCCTCATGGACAGCCCTCAAATCGGCGTTATCGAGGTCTTCCAAGTCCCGAATCGTGAGCACTTTGGGTGCCGGAATGCCCTTCAGGGTGTCGAAAAGACGGCTCATTTCTGCTCCTCCAGGTCTGTGATGTGCTTGGCGCAGTGGCTGCAGATGCGCCTGCTGCTCCTGCTGATGTCGAAGTCCTCGGGATTCCGGCTGAAGGGCTTGACCGCCGTTTTGTCGTTGGCATAGTCCTTGAACTGCACCCGCAGGTTGGGGAACGCCTGCCCATCGCGGCCCCGAATCCGGCGGCAGACCGGGGGGCCGAAAGCGAACTGCTCGTTGAAGCCTGCGCGCTGCCTGTCGGCAGGGACTGCGTGGATGATGTAGCCGTTGTCCGGGACTACCTGGAGGAACCCGCTCATGCGGCTGCCCTCTGGTGCTTGCTGTGGATCGGCCTGTCATCGCCCCACCAGAGCACCGGGCGCTCCAACTGGATGAAGTGGGGGAAGTAGGGCTTGGCCACTTCCTTGGCGATGGTGACGTGGGGGTTGAAGCCAAACTCGGAGGGGCTGACGACGCCGTAGGCCTGCAGCCGCCGGGTCAGCCACTCGTGCTCACTCTGGAGGTCGGGGTGCTCGATGGTCAGGACGGGGACGTTCTTTTCCTTGCCGAACAGGTCCGGGCCGGTCACCCTGCAGGGTCCGGGGTCCGGGCCTTCCCAGCGCAGGACGTACTCGATGGTGCTGCGCTTGAAGGTCGTGGTCTCGGTGTTCCCGAGGAACAGCGCCGTGGCGTGCAGCTGCGGATCGGTGCTCCCGAGGAACCACGCGGGCCAAACGATAGCGATTCCAGTGCTCATTTCTTCGCAGCCTCCTCGGCCTCGTAACGCTTGCGGATTTCCATGCCGACCTGAATGGGCATGGGGTCGGAGAAGTGGATTTCCTGGACGTAGAAGCCCAAGGCGTCAAGCTCCTCGCGGAGTGCCTGTTGGTCCTTCCACGGGATGTTGGTCAGCTCGAAGAACTGCTCGCCCACCCCTGTGAGGCCGTTGGGAAGTGTCCACCCGGCGCTCTTGGGGATGGTCCTGATGAAAACTTTGACGGGGGTGCCGATCATGCTGCTTGCTCCTCGGAGTCGGGCACACAAGGCTGGGCCTCGGTGGGTGGGGCGGTGGCAGCCTTGCGGGCTGCGGGGGTGGCGTTGAGTGCGGCGAGGTCGAAGCCCCGCCACCATTCGATGGGCTTGCCGTGGGAGGTGATGAGCACGATGGGGTACTCGCCGTCCCTGCCGACGTAGGGCAGTGCCTCGGCGTACTCGAACTCCAGCGGATCGTTCTTCGCGGTGTAGGTGCGGTAGGGCATCTTCAGCGCGTCAAGCGTGGCGATGGTGCGGTCCTCGTTGGGCCGGGCGGCGAAGTGGAGGAAGATTTCGTAGGCCGGATCGACGGGCGGGAACCCGCCGCCGTGGCTGCCGCCGGGGTGGAACTGGTTCAGGCCCTCGCAGTCGTTGCACAGCTCGCGGTCCCGGTGCGTCGGCAGCCCGACATCGCAGCGCTTGCAGTAGCGGGACTCGGGAGCGCCGACTTCCGGCTCCGGCTGCGCCCACGGCCCCGCGCTGCCTCTCACTGGTTCTCCTCCAGCACCATTTCCAGTGCCGCGACCCCGCCCGAGAAGGCGAGGGCCTGTGACGTGTTGGCCGCGTTATCCAGGTTGCCTTTCAGCGTGGTCAGGAGTGTGCGGACCTGCCCCTCGGACATCACTTCAGGGCTCCCGTCTTGATCCCGTAGTTGATGATGAGCCCGCTCACCCAGGTGAGCGCCGAGCCTGCCGTCAGGGCTGCGAGGGCTCCGAAGATGAACGGGTGCTCGGCAGGCCCGATGACGTAGGTGGAGAGCGCGAGCAGGCAGGTCTCGATGAAGTAGCTCCAGAGCTGGAACCGGGTCACCATCGCCGGGATGCGGCGCGCGAAGCCTGCCTCGATGATGCGGTTGGCCAGGGTCAGCCGGACGCCGGGGGTGTAGGTGTGCGCCTCATCGAAGATGCGCACGAGGGCTTCCTGCTCCACCCCGGTCATGGGCTTGGTGGTGGGAATGTAGGGAATCATTCTGCTGCTCCCTGGATGCGCGCGAGGCTTTCGGTGACGGTGGTGGGACCGACTTCAACCGCAGGCTCGAACGTGAACGCATAGCGCACGTTCTGCGCGATCTGCAGGTCTCCGAGCTTGGTTTCCTGCCCGGAGGGGTAGCGGATAAACAGCTCCGCGTCGATGGTCACGGATTCTGGCAACTTCGCCATGTGGGGCTCCTTACTTGGTTGGTGTGTGCCCTCAGCCTAATACACACCGACCTAGTAAGGAAGGCCCCTGGTGGACCAATTTCGGCGCGCGCCCAGGGCGCTACTCCCCGGCCAGCTTGCCCTCCTTCGCCAGCTCGTTCTTGTGGCGGCGGTGGCGGCGTATCTGCTCGGTGTGCTTGGCCGGATCGTAGTAGCGCCCGTCCTTGCGGCGCTCGATGTACGCGGCCTTGGCGGCAGCCTCCTTGTCCGGGTCCAGGATGAAACCGATGAGGCGGCGGCTCACCCCGAAGTGGATGGCCAGGGCGCGCTGGCTGGCTCCCAGGGCGTGCTGCTCGCGCACCTCCTCGCGCTGGGCGTCGGTGAGCTTGCGGCGGCGGTCATCGGCAGGCTGGATGTACTGCCCAGGCTTCTCTGATTTGTATGGCATGGGGAGAACTTTACACCGGAGCGCCCAGGCCCAAAAATGCGCGCGCGATTTTTTCAGATCGCCCAAAACCAGAACGAGTTCATGGGGGAAAAACATGAGTCCATCTGAGTATGTCGAAGTGCGCCCCCATTCGGTTACGGGCCATTCACTGAAAGTGATTCAGTCGGGTACTTGACTTTGGACGTGATCTGTGAACGTCACGCCTTCCGTGTGCATAGTCCCCCGTCCAGGGGTCACGAAAATGTATAGGGCATATCTCACTATGTGGACCTATATGCACCCCTGGACATACACACACCCCTACATATGCACCCCCCTGCAGGGCGACACGCCGGGGCGTAGGCCTGCAGCTCACCCAAGCCGTCCAGGTGTTGGGGTGATGTGTTGCAAA